GTAGGCTGAGAGCTTGTCGTTCATCTGCCGAAGCGTCACTGGGTTCTGATCAGTTAACGCTGTAGGTACAGAGACGTTGGCGTTAGTTAGATCAACTGTCCCACTTGCTATAATATTTCTCCAAGGCAGTACCGCAGAACCTAGGTCTACGGCGCCACTCACTGAAGGTATTAGCGAGGAGTTGAATCCAGCAGACAGATTGACTCCGCCTGAGGCCGCAATCTCAATCACGTTGCTGAGTCCAGATCCCGCAGTTGATCCACCAATGAGGATTCCCGCGTCTCCAGTATCGTTGGCTAGGTTGAGGCTAGTACCAGAACTTGCAGGTAACAGCTGGATGTCTGTGGTTTCTATCCCTAACGCTGCAGTTAGGAACTCGGTTGCATAGATAGTGGTTGAGTAAATCTCTGGAATCGCATTACTCTGTGTGAAGGTATTTGCCGTATCCAGCAGAGCCACGTTGCCCGAATCATCATAACTGACCTTGAGCGTATTCAGCGCAACGGCTAGATTGTTGCTGATAAGCGTTTCGAGATCCGAGATGGTCGCTCCGAGTTGCGTTCCCGTATGGTTCGCCCTTGCCAGCAAATAAGCGTCTAGGGCATTCGTCGTTGCGCCTGCCGCTATCCCCGCGAGCTTATTAGAATCAGCTACTGGGTATTGTCTAACACCAGCCACTTCTAAGTCAGTGTAAGCATTAGCGGCAACTAGAATCCCATTCGTCACTGTCTCATTTACATACCCACTTGGATTTGAAGCAAGATAGTATAAGCCGCTCACTGCTCCCCAGACAGGGTCAGTCTCAGCATAGCTCGATATGTATCCATCTGGATTACTCGCCAAATAGTAGAGGTTGCTTTCTGAGAGCCACCTGTTCCATCTATTGGTGTCGAATGCTGTTATTTCAAACGCAATAGAGTTGTACCAGCTGTTCGATAATTGAACAACCGTGTTGCTTGCGAACAGAGCATCCAGTGCCGCCTTGTTCCAGTAGTCGGTACTGTTTTGAATGATAACAATATCAGCGGCATTATCTGCCACCACTTGGTTGTTACTGATTAAGTTTTCGATATAGGCTATGACGACTCCTCCAGTAGCGTGTCTGGATGTTCCAGTATTCTCCAAGCCGGCACCAGCCGTCCAAGTAGAGACATTAGTCACTCCTCCTGATTCGTCCTCCCAAGTGATCTCTCCTGTAGCACTATTGTAAACCAATATTTGTAGATTGGCTGGAGTAGCATTGGTAACAGTGATTCCTCGAATGGCTTCTACTACCGTTGCTGTACTAACCCCTGTGACATCTCCTGCAAGGATCGCTCCGCATGCCAACCAAGGAACCTCTGGATCAGGTACAGTCGAATAGGCATTGGTGAATACATTGGTGCTCCAAGTAGAGGTGCCTTCATCTGTCCAAGTCTTAGTGCTGGAAGCAAGCGCCAACCAATTCCAATTCGTTCCCGCATCTGAACTCCTGAGGATGATCACCTTCGTGAGTCCATCGTAGCGAGACCAAGTCAGCTTCACGGCATTAGTGAGGCTAGACCCGGCAAAGGAAGTAACGAGGTTCGTTGAGACAGGAAGTCTACCCGCCTTGTTCGTCCCTGATACCTGATACCAGAAATTGGAAGTGCCATTAGTGAAAGTCCCGCCAGTGGTATAGGCAACAGTGACATCTTCTATCGCCGGCCAGTTGCTAACAACAATATCTCCGTAGTAGGTTGTCTTTCCATAGATGGATCCGCCATGTGCAATCCCCATTGAAAATAACAATACGACCAATATCCATTTAAGCTTCTTCATTACGCCTCCATCGGAGAAAGAACTTCAAGCACTTCCCCATCGTCATTTATTATTCTCAGACACTTAGATCCATCGTCGTTTACGAACCACTGGAAGTTCTCCGTTTCCTGATCTGGGATTGCATCACCATCACTTATCAAGCCCTTGGTTATAAACGGGAATTCATATCTTCCATACAGATTACTGTTAGCATCGAATATCTTCAGCTCGAATTTAGTGGTGCTCAGTTCTGCATCAGTTCCCATCTTGGTGTCAAACCCTGTGGTGTTGGCATTCATCTTGATAGATAACTCACCAGCGGTCACATCAGCGGTCTCTCCATCCTGCCAGTCGTTAGCGACATTGACTCCCTCATTGAAAGTCTTGCACATCAACTGAGAAGACTGAAAGGCATAGTCAATGGCGGCTTGGAAGGTCATATCGCTGTCTAGGCGATCGTAGACGGTCAGATCGGCGTCTGTGACCAGCTGTAGATTGATAATGATCTTCTCCCGGTAGGTAATTGAGGGGAGTCTTCCCATCAGTAACTGATTTCCATCTTCATCTCTCATCACTCCAGCAGTAACGTCATAGTATAATGTCACCAATCTTCTCAAACTCATGATGTCTCCTCTTTGCTATTCATTTCTATTTTCATTTCCAAATCATTCCATTGGTCCCATCCCATTTCAAAAGCCATAACTGATTGCCGTTTATCATATCGCCGGGCTGAGCCTGCATTGTAGGCTCCGCTACTGGTGAGGGTAAACCTGTCTGAATGAAATTAGAAGCACTGTTCACCCATACGTTGGAATAGGAGTGATTTGTGACCTGCGCCTCCGCGAATGATGCTTCATACTGGTAATGGTTTTCTATTGTGTGCGTTCCCTTGAAATCATAATAACTGCCAAGACCTTCGGAGAATACTGTGTACAGTTCTGCACTATGAGAGACTGTTGCGTTCGTCGCTACTTCATAGATGCGATATACCCATTTCTGCTGTGGCTCTAAGAACACCCTAAAATTACTCAACTGCTTGTAGGATATAAATTGATTATCAATTGGACCATCTCCCGGTGACCAATTAGCTAGATCATCTAATGCGGCGGCGGCATCAGCCTGCACTAACGGATAGGATGTGTTTGTGAAATACTGCTGACCAGAATAATAATAGTCATTGGATTGGACTACATGCACGTTATCGTGAGATGTCCACTGTAGACCATTGAGAATCGTCCATCTCTCATCCAGTGTATGAGCGTCTAGTTGGAAAGCCCAAGCCCCAAAGAGAACAACTTCGTTAGTCCAAGCGATTGTTAACACGTCACTGTTGGTTCCTACTGTCGGAGAACTCATCCCTGTGATTGAATACCAGTAATTAGAAAGAGGGGTATTTGTAGATGTGACATTGATCGTCTCTGTCGCCGCTGATCTAGTTTGATTTGTGATATCAAATACCAAACCAGTAATAGTCAAGCTGATTGGAAGACTCGTCCAATTAGAAACTGCCGGTGTGTAGATGATTGCGGGATAAACATTCGGTGGCGCATAGTAATTCGTATTGAATGTATCCTGCCCAACAAAGTTCCAGTTGGTACTGTTTGTTGAGTAATGAGATTCAGCGAGAACCCATCCTGATGTTGTGGCTGAGCACCTACTCCATTCGGCAGTCCCGCCCTCAATCCATCCATAGTTATTTGTGAATAAGATTGTTGTATGCCCAACGTCATATCTCTCAAACATTCCCGCTTTGCTTTCTTTGGGAAGTTCATACGACGATATATAAAAGCCGGCATGATAACCAGTATATGTATTGAAGAAAGAATTGTAGCTACCGTTCGAGTAGACGTTTGTAGCAACGAAACTTGGTATGCAAGCTATCATAGCTCCATCCAACTCGTTCATAAAGTATCTTGTGACATACGGGAAGCCTGTTCCTGTATGGGCACCAGAGAGATCGGTATACTGATATTCTGTCGGACCAAGTGCGCTTGCTGTAGTGACGTTGGTTGCTAGGAGAATGACGTTTGTGTAGGTGTAGACATTAGTGATAACTCCAATCACATTCGTCTCGACAGTTGTTGTGAGATTGGTGCCGGCATACCAAGACCAAATCTCCTGGATATTTGTCGGAGGAACCCTGTTAACAAACTCACAACGCTCGACAGTAGCTGAATAGATTTGTCCTATTGGATTGTACTGCTTGCGTATGATATTCCAATCGGTCTCAGCATTGGTCGATAGAGGGAAGCCAGTCCACTGCGCTGAACAATTCAAAGCTCCAACCAGAAGCATCAAACTAACGTAGCGGAAGATAGACATAAATATCCCCCTTGTGCATTAAGCGATCCAGTGACCATATTCCCGCGCTTGCTGTATACTTGCAGAGCGCCCATACCCATCTAGTACCATTTGAAAGTGGGGCAGTGGATGAATGAGCTATTCCTTGACTGGTATGATCTTTGTCATGCCATGCGTAAACATATTCAGTCGCGCCTGTGAGAGTGACAGTATCTTCTGCTATCGCATACTCAGCATCCGGAAACCAAACGCTCCCAGCACCAACAGTGACATCAGGAGAAGCAAGAGAACAAGAGAGGGACCAAGGTTCATTAGCGGCGCCACCAAAGTTGTTTCTGTTTCTACGGCGCTGATTCGCAACAGCATGAGACTCAACCGTTCTCACGGTATCAGCTATTCTCTCCGTAGACTGTTTGTCAAATGTGAAACCCATGATTAATACTCCGATGGAAGATCCAATACTCCCCAATTAGTTTCCCAAAGCGCATGGAAGTGGATATAGACTGGATCATTAGCCGCCGGGTTCCTTGCGCCTGCTCCGTCAAGAAGAATAGGATCCCTCAGGGGATTGTTATCAGCATCCTTGACGGGAGTGAATTGCATATAGCCAGCACCATCGACCGCTCCTTGGAAGAAGCCTTGATCTAGCACCGACTTCAACCATGTTTTCGCATCGATCAGTATCTCAATGTTCTGCGCCCAATATGGTTCATTGATCTCAGTCCATCGCTTACCTGCTTTGATATCCCGGATCCATCCGGAGAATGCTGGAATAGCTATCCCTGCAACAGTCTCTTGAGCGATGTTGATAGTGTTCTGGAATTCCACAAGGGTCTCAGGATTAAAATCATCCTGCTTTATGTTCCTCTGAATCGAGATCATCATAATCGCATCCTCCAGAAGTACAGGGGGATCGAAAGGCTGATGAATACTGTTCGTGACTTTCGTCTGAGGATTCTCTCTCTCCTCTCCATCAGGGATGGGAAGCACCTTGGCTAGGTCTGAGAAATAACAGAACTCCAGAACAGCACTCTGTGATGAGTATCCGAAATTGATTACCGGTTCAAGATCCCAAGGCTTGCTATTGGTTCCCCCTGCAACCGTAGGGGGCTTGAGAACATAATTGACTCTGATCAACCATACGGTTCCATCATCCCCTTCCATAGAAGGAATCTTACTATCTACCCAAAGATTAATTGTAGCATCATTGTCCGGATGATCGTCTCCAACATCAGGAATACCAGACGCGGCCAAGGCCACTAATTGAGAATCAGTAGCAACAGTGGTCACGACCCTAAAGGTACGATTAATATTCGTGCCGCTCTGATCCTGCTTACCACCTCTGTTGATGAATTGCTCTTCTACAGTATCTACGCTCATACTATTGAAACCTCCTGAAGCTGATTCCCAGTCGCTAATAGGAATCCTTGAGTTAGGATGTCATTCGTTCCTGTAATCTGTTTGTTCAAGTCTGCCAATTGCTTTTCCTGCTTCTTCTGGATATCGAGGTTCTTGTCTTTCTGACCGCCTCGGATCCTGAGCTTATAGTCCTCGACAGACCCCGCTTCGATAGCTCCGGCGAATTGTGCGGCTTGATCACCTTGCTTGCCTGCCGCGTCCTTGATCTCCTGGGCTCTCTGTTCTCCTAGTGCCCTGAGAGCAGTCTCATTTTTCAGAGCCGCCTCTTTCGTCTTGAAGAACTTCTCTGAGCCTTTCTGAGTGCTCTCTATCTCTTTCTGGAGTGCGGCTCTTTTTTCGAGTAGATCATTGATCTTCCCTTCAGTTTTCATCTGATCGAATACTGCACTGTTAAGTGAGTCAGCAAAACTCATCTGAGCTTCTTTGTCCTTCTCGCCAGGAACGAAGACCGAAGCCTTGGCTGGACCAACTGCGGCACTTGGAGCGGCAACCTTCTTCATAGCTTCAGCCTGAGCGATCAGCTTGTTCTGCTCTATCCTTCTCGCTCTCAATTCCTCGATCGGAGTTTGGTTAGCGAGCCAATCCTTTGTATCTGCGGCACCTGCCTGCGCTACTTTTAGATCATGCCAAACATCGATGAGTTTCGCTATCGCTAAAGCCCCAGCAACGACAGCAGCTGTTAGTGCTACCATAGGGTTGGCAGCTAGAAAAGCAAGAGCAGTACCGACTCCCTTGATGACTGTTATGAGAGTGCCGAAGGTTCCGATCAGTTTTCCAACTAGCATAAGGATCGGACCAAGGGCGGCAACCCAGAGAAGAGTCTGAGCGATCATCTTCTTCGTCTCTGGAGAAAGAGCCATGAACTTCGCTGTCCACTCCTCTATCTTCTCGGCGATCTTCTTGATCATTGGGATCATCGTTTCACCTATTGCAGCGAATGCCCCGACAAGCTTGTTCTTTAAGATCGTCATCTGATTCGCGAAACTCTTCAGCTGGTTATTGGCAACCTCTTCTGTTATCCCGCCAGCCTCCTGTAGCCCTTCTTTGTACTGACGGATCTTTTCAGAGGCACCGATCAGAGGAAGAACGGCTTGCTGAGTTCTCGCGGCAAATCCTAATTGCTTCAAGCCGGCGGTCTTAGCTTCTGTGCTCATGCCCCTGAAAGCATCTTCTAAGTTCTTTGCTACATCTGCGAAACTGTTTATCTCTCCCTCAGCATTGAATAACTCAATGCCCATCTTCTCAAACTCTTCGGAGTTACTCTGCTGTGCTTTGATGAGCAATCGAAGTGCTCTACCAAACTGAGAACCAGCCGCCGCACCTTTGATACCCTGATCAGCATAAGCGGCAAGAGCGGCGACACCATCTTCAACCTCTACACCGAAGTTGCGCATCGCGGCACCGGCTTCATTAGTCAACGCTTCTGAGAACTGCTGGACTGATGCATTGGAAAGCGTATTGGCTTTGACAAGGAGATCGCCTAGCCCGGTCATATCGGTCATCAGGTTGCCCGTCTTCTGGATAGCGGGTCCCAAAGCTGAATAAGCATCTGTCAAGAGATCGGTAGCTTGTGCCATATCAAATGCACCAGCTTGAGCAAACTTAGTTACAACTGGAAGAGCTTCCATAGACTGTGCCGCATCAAGACCCGCTGATGCTAGGAAGAAGTATGACTCGGCCAGCTCTTTGGCGGCAAAGGTAGATTGTCCGCTCATCTGTTGAGCGAGTGCGGCCATATCCTTACGAGTCCCATCTGAAACATTGCCCATGATGGCAAGCGATTCAGTCATCGCTTTGTCGAAGGAACTGAAGGCTTTTACTCCAGCTCCCAATCCAACGATTATAGGAAGGGTCAAGCCCAGAGCCATCTTACGGCCCTGAGCACTTACCGTCTGTCCTACTGCCTGCGCCTTAGCAGAGAAACGGGTCAGAGTATTAGATGCCTTTGCCCACTTCGCTTGGAAGTCGGCTGTATCTCCTGTCAATCTGATTCTAACTGTTTTGTCAGGCATCTTTCTCTCCCTTTCTATACTGCGACAGCCACGATGTTAGCTTCATCTTTATTTCTTTGGCTGTCCTCTGGATCGGCTTCCTGTTCTTGAACTTCAGAAGGAAGTCCGATAGCGTGTACGGCTTTCCCTTCCTCCCCTTTGCGATGTTCGCTTCCACTGTTGCTAACATCGCCGCTCTCAGGTCGCCTCTCTCCGGTTCTCCCGGATCGATCTGATCGTAAACAAGCCATTCCCCGAACTCTGCGGAAGTCATCCGCCGTTGGAGTTCTCTGACCGTCATCCCGCCCAACTGCCGACATAGCCGAAACCACTTTTGGCGCGTCGGACGGTTTATCAGTTTTTTTCAGCTTGCTCAAGGGCTTCTTCTCCGATGTTGTTTATCTTCTGTGCGGCTTCAAACAAGCGAGTCGTGACCTTAGCTGACTTCTTGTTCAGATCATCCTGTCCCTCTTGTCCTTCGTATAGAAGAACTCCCTGCTTGTCACAAAGCACAAGCGAAAGAAGCAAAGCCCGGAGTCCGGTAATATCAAATGCATTTCCTTTGCCCGTCCTGGCAGATACGGCTTTCTCAAACTCATCTCTTTCCAGTCCGTTCATTTCCTTCATACATATGATGCCGCCCCACTCCGGGACTTCAACTTCATCGATTCGTATATCACTCGCTTCTACTATATCTTCCTTGGTTAGGAAACCTTCTGCGTTTGGCATGATTAGCCCTCCTCTTTCTTTTCTAGTTATGCAATGGTAACAGCGCCCGTAACTTTCAGCGTAAGTGATGCGGTCATACGGTCCTCGAGAGGATCCGCCGGTTCATAACCAGTCACGAATGCACTGAACGTCCAAGTGGAACTTCCACTATCTGGGAACGTTATCACTACTGATGCCGCATCGTCTGAAATGGGAACTGCCCAGTTCGGATCGAATGCGATTTCCATTGTCACCTCTCCACCATCATACAACTTCGATGGCAGAAAGCTATGAGCGGTAGTCGACCCCATGTGAGACGTCTGGATGTTCTCCCGGGACATACCCGGAGGTGTTACATCTATGATCTCAGCTACGGACGATCCACCAATACTTACCGTTGTTCCTGTTCCAATAAACATTAGGAACTCCTTTTCTGTTTACTCTGTTTTGGCTCTTTCTTTTTCACCGATCTCCCTTTCGCTTCAGTCGTCTTCACTGAAGTAAAAGTGAGCTGTCCATCTTTCTCTAGTTTGACTTTCCTGTAATCGCCCTGTTCAAGAACTTCCCAAACAGAACTCTTCTGCGTCTCTTTGATCTCCTCCTCAGTGGTCGGTCGATTCACCTCCCACTTCAATATTTTGTCGTCACGAAAATTCAAACGGAACCTCTGCATTCCTTTAGTGGTGGGCACTGTTCGGTAAAGACAATTGAATCCCATGTTCACCCAATGTCTCTCGATCATCTCTTTCCATAGATTCAATTTCTTTTCTTCCGTATTCATGATGCGTTCTTCCTCCTGAATGCTATGCCGTTGATAACGAAGATTGTTCTGTTCTTAGAGTCTTGCTGGAGAGGAAGAGGCTCATCCTCCATAACGATATTGTTATAGGTAACGTCCTCGATTTCAAAACTCCCTATTCGATCAAGAGCCTCACTACAAGAGATGATACGACTATGCGCCCGTTCGTAGTCCGCTGACCGAACTCTGATACTGAATGATGAATGATAGAAATGCCTATCGCTATCCATAGTCTTCTGGACCAAGCCCGGTGTTGTATAAACGGTGATTGTATTTGTTGGGTCATCTGGTTCTTTATCAACGAAGATCGCCCATTCACTCTCTTTATGTTCTCCCCAACTACCAAGACCGGCCTCTACGAGCTTGTCCTTGATGTCTATGCTGATTGGATTCATTAGTCAGACCCCTTCACTACGGTTTCAGTTTCAATCGCTCGTATGATATCTGAAATACCTTGAGTAAATGCGAGCTGAAGGAATTTCGCTTGTCCTCCGTTAGGATGCTTCGCTTCCATATCTTCATGAACGTAAATCGCATAGAAAGCAGAGAAGCCCACCTCGACCTCTGGATGAAGAAAGACTCGAGGAGAAAGACTGGCTTTCGATTCAGCTACTTGCTGAGCATGACCACTACTTAGCTCAGCAGAATCATCACCTTTGAATGCAGGGGTGGAAGTTCCAGCTTTTGTAGACCAAGTGGTGAATGCTGAGGCCTTGAGATTGGCAAGGTCGACAGGGACAAGCTTCTGTGCCGCTCTCTGAACAGTGAAGCCAGCGGCAATCATTCCCTTCAATGTTCTGAAGGGGACTTTCTTGACCTGACGGTGCAACATACCAACAGCCTCCTCAAGTCCTATTGTCCTTATGCCACCTCTTCCGATCATAGCCAAGCCGTCCTCAAATATTCATCTGCGTTTGGATCCAACCCATCTGCTCTTACATTCAAAACTGGAAGCTTCGAATACTTGATGATCTGATGAGCTTCCTTCAATTCATTGGGATCATCTACTGTACCAAGAGTAGCGAGCGTGGTGAGCATCAGGAAATCACCTTCATTCATATCGCGGTCTACGTAGATGACCGCATTCGCCATTACCTCTTCACCAATAGCGGTCTTGATCAGCTCATTCATCTCCTGCCAGCGGCAAGTGATCTCTACAGCTTTCTTCAACTGAGGCTTACCAAAACCATCAAGACCCTGATTCTCCCACCAGACCGCTGTCTGTCTTCTCATCTTGCGTATGATTGACATTCCCATGATTCACCTCTTAATATGAGTCCTCGACTTCTTGATCAGAGACTGGACCGAATGCTTTGAAGGATGCCGCGCCCCCACCGGTTCCCTCCGCTTGCTTCTGTAGGCTCGCTAAGGTCCCTGTCGTATCCAAAGTAAGAACATGCTGTCCATATAAAGTAGAGTTAAAATTCAGGTCTACTTTATATTGGAACTTCTGAGAAACCTCTCCTGCCTTCTCTGAAGCGATCCTCTTATCCCTGATGGCGACTAGATGAGCACTCAACCATCTCTCTATCTCTTTTAGCTGAGTCGCTCCCAGAGAACCGGCGGCGGCAACCAGATTGGTATAGATGTTTGCTGAGGTGATAAAAATTTCGATCATTGGATCCGTTGTGGTCGTATCCAAGTCGATGATTAGTTTGACATCAGTTGGTGTTACTCTATTGGCCATCTTTATTCCTCCATAATTCAGGTGAGACAAAATCTTTGACTGCTTCTGGATTCCACTTCAATCCTATATGCTTGATCATTTTCTCCACCTCCTCGAAATTTCCCTTCATCATCTTCTCCGGCCAGACCTGAGAGATATCCATTCCATCATCCATCATTTCAAGGAAGCGAGCTTTGTGATGATCAACCCATATCTGCCAGCCGGTCTCATCTTGGTAAGCATTCATGAAGCCCGTTCGCATGCACGAATTGATGATGTCTTCATCCTTCCTTCGAACGATAATCCACTTAGCATCTGGGAAAGCTTCTTTCAAAGTAGGCCATATCAAGCACATCTTCGCGCCTTTATAGAACCAAGGACCGTTTGTATAGCCCGCACAATCGATTATCTCTTCAATCCTATGCCTCAGATTAGATATACGCAGAAGATTCTTTGTATCGGGCAAAGGACGCTGTCCCTTAGGATCCGCCGCATTGAGCATGAAGAAGGGCTTGATCACTGTCTCCCTGATGGTCTTATTCTCGAACATCCCTTTCTTGTTCCATTGATTAGGACCGAAGGTCAATCCGCCGAACGCTCCACACTTCTCAACGATGCCAGCGGTCATTGAAGTCCCTGATCGAGCACAGCCTGTAATTAAGATTGGATTGATCATTTGTAATTTTCCTTTACCCAGTCTAGTTCTGAAACAATCTCTTCTGGTCGAGGTTTCCCATGGAAGCAAATGATCTTCGCATCAGATGGAGGGATATTCCCATTTGGGAGGCAATGCCTTTTGTATGAGACGATCTCAAAGTTCTCCTGAATGAAGCGAGGAGACTGCCCGTAATATTCTTTCAGCCTCTTCTCTAGGAAATCTTGCTCTTCCCACCACTCAATCTCATTCCAGTCAAAGTCTTCTACCTTGTAACAGAGATCATCCCATACCTTTGAGTAATCGCCGCTCCATGCCATCATCGCTGAACAGAGCTTCTTATCTCTTGATGGATTCCATCCACTCAAGCTCATGAAGTTCCCATTGATGTTGTTCGCAAACTCATCAATGTTATTCATCACGATCATGTCGAGATCAAGGAAGAGCACTCGTCCTGAGAATAATCCCTTTCTGAAAAGCTCAAACTTCGACCACATGCCCGGAAGATCATCTCTCTCCATTCGGATGGTGTGATCACATTCAATTGGAACCGCGGAATCTGTAATGCAAACAAATTCATAAGCTTGAGTGAGATGCCGCTTGATCATATTTCGAAGGATCTTCACATGCCTTGGTTTGAAATCCCCACCTTGCTTGTATTCGCAGGCTACAGAAAGGGGATTGGTCTGCGAAGCTGTCTTGATTCTAGGAAGAGTCTTTTCGACCACAATCTTCTTTTCCGCTTTCGCTTTCTCAACCTTCTTGCTCATCACAGGAGCTATCTGGTCAACTGGTGCTTCTCTACCGTTGACTAGCTCCATATACTTGGTGACCACTCCCTCGATCGTTGCGTCTTTGGTATTCATCGCTTCATACCAATTATGACGAGAAGCGGGGATACAAGTATTCCAGAAGAAGCGTTCATTGTAATAGTCATTCCAGAGCATCAGCGTGGGCTTCCTGAAAGTGGTTGCCATAATGGTTAAGCCGCTGGGATATCCAAAGATTCCCTCTGCTCCTCTAACCACTCCGAATAGCTGATCAATATTGGTCTTGCCTACCAGATTAACAATGATGCCTTTCTTATCCAGATTCATGAGAGTTGTTTCGAGATGATTACGATCCCAGTAAGCGCCAACAAGAATGATTTTGTGACCCATCTTCTTGGCGATCCTCTGAAGACACTTGAAGATGCTCTGAAGATCGAACTCATTCAACCACTGAGCATAGGGGCCATGAGGAATGAAGTAGGCTACTGTGTATTTACCATACTTCTCTTTGCACTCCTTCTCAAATACTCGCTCCTCATAAGATTGGAACATTGGATAGTCCCAATCAGCTTTGTATTGAGGATCCGTCTCTTCAAGAGAGACGCCCGTAGTCATACGCCCGTTATATGCAATGAAGTAATCCATCCCATGCTGATTCTCAATACAGGAACGACCATTCTTAGTATACAACTCTTTCATCTCTGTGGTCTGAGGATGATTCTTGTAACCAGCGGCATTGATGAATGAGCAACGCCTAACGAACTCAATGCTATGGTCTTTGGTATAACCATCAGGTGACGAAACATATACATCTGGAAGTCCGAGTTTCTTCTCGTCAAGAAAGCCCTGAAGCTTCAGCAATGCCCAATACGTATCACCGATTCCTGGAGCGATCATAATGGAAGGTCTGTCCAGAATGGGCTTCATCGATTTGAATACCAGCTTGCCGGGAATAGGTTTAACAGGCTTGCTCACTTCGAAGCCCTGATCCATTAGCAGAGAGATTATTTCCTCTTTTGCGAAGAACCATAGATGCTCGATCTCTTTCCAATGATGCTTGCCAGCCTTCGAGAAGAAATCAGGGACATCAATGATCAGAGTGCCCTCTTGCTTCAAGATGCGGAAACATTCCTTGAGGATCCTAACTGGATCTATCATATGTTCGAGCACGTCATGAATTGTGATGGTGTCAAAGTAGTCTGTCGGAAAATTGATGTCGCAGAGGGGTTCGTTGTATATGAATTCCGCTCCCTGCGCTTCATTAGAAGGCTCTACCCCGTAAGCATAGATGTCATGCTCGCGGCAGGCATTGACAAATGCTCCGTTAGCACTTCCGATATCGAGGAGCATCGTCTCTGAAAGGAGTTCATACTTCTCAAGATGCTTGAAAGCAACCTTGAGATCATGATCATAATCCTTGCTGTAGACCTCCTGATGATAAACGGTCTCATAATAACGATCCAACTCTGCTTCACTCATCTTGATAAGCTGACGATTCATACCACAACGATCACAGATGATTACTGCGATTTTATTGATCGTCTTTTTCTTACCTTGCGAGCATCCACAAACGCACTTGGTTAGCAGCTGTTCGTCTGTCTTCAATGTACGAACTCCTTTTTTATCATGTAATCATAAAAGACTCTCATGATGCTGATGTGTTCCTTTTCTGAAATGTCCATCCGTAGAATATTTGGAGCTAATTCGATGTCACTATTGAAGCTCAGGCAGTTGAACTCATCTTCCTTGAACGCTTTGATGTTGTACTTCTCAGGGAAAGTCCTCATTCGTGTTCCAGGAAATGGAGTGAAGTTACTGACCATAATATTGTCAACTCCATTGCGCTCGATAAAATCGATGTTAGCTCGAATTGTTTTTGACGAATCGAAGGGAAGACCCATCATGAAGAAACACCGAATTATGATAGGGTGCTTCTTCAGAACAGTGATAGCTTTCTCCATCTGCTTTACCGTCATGCCCTTGTGAAGTTTTCGAAGCACCGAATCATCTGCGCATTCTATTCCAAGCCCGACCTCTCGGCAACCAGACCTGTACAGCCACTCTGCTACTTCGTCATCGACATCGTTAGCTCTCGTAGAGCATCTGTAAAAGATTCCAAGTGGTTCTAAAGCTTGAGCGAGCTTTATGAAGTGATCCTTATTGCCAGTGAAAGTGTCATCCTGAACTCTGAACTGCCTAATCCCATATTTCTCTATGACTTCCTTCACCTCGGCAACTACATCCTCGACATCCCTGTACCTGACCTTGTGTTTGTAGATAGCAGGAGAAGCGCAGAATCCGCAGGCGTTTGGACAACCTCTAGAAAACATGATTGAAGTAGCCCCACCCTCGGTATAGGTTTTTCCACTAAAGAAGATCGAATCAGTCTTCAGATAGCTTGACGGGAGTAAATCCCTATCTGGTGTCAGCCCTTTGAGGCTTACTTCATCTCGCTGGACGTAATGATTCTTCTCTGCACCTGCGAGCCAATCATTGACGAACTCCTTGATAGTCTCTTCAGCCTCACCTACGAAGACGCAATCGAATACAGGATCCACCTTATCTGGTTCTAAGGTGACATGAACTCCGCCAATGATGATAGTGGAAAGAGGATTCATCAACCTGATCTTCCTTGCTATCTCTACGCAACTTTCATAAGTCGTATGGACCGCTGGGAAAGCATAGACATCGACTGGAGGAATGTCCTCTGCACTCTGAGCATTAGAATCATAGAGACTCACCTCGCACTTTTCTTTCTTCAATATCGAAGACAGATGAAGAATCCCCAATGAGAATTGCTGTTTGTAGTCATACAGATAACTCATATCAGGAAGGACAAACATGACTGACGGTCGTCTCATGTTTTTCATATCGCCACCTCATATCCTAGCTTACCGCTGACTTCGATTATCTTCTCGCGATGAATCTGCAACTCGGTTTCGATATCAGGAGTATACGCATTGATATTTTCGCCAGGCTTCCGAATATGAAAACTGATCTTCGGCTCGTACTGAGCTGGGTCTGGATGACCTAGTTCGCACCAGTCAATTAGTTTTTCGATTTCCTCGGTTGGCAAGAGCCTGTCTCCGACAACCCCTACGAGTTCTTCATATCGAACATGCTTACATTGATTATGATCTCTGTACTGAAGAATCAAATTTCCATGATCGATCATGAAGTTTGCGTACTCTTTCACATCGTACTCAATGAAATGATTTTGGATTACTGTCGTCTGGTAGAATCGACTCGCAAAGGCCTTATTGAAATGACGAGTGAGAAAAATGATCTTTGCTTTCGGCCAAGACTCAAGAATGAACTGAATGTGATCTTGTCCCCACTGAGTGTCTTTGGTGCCCCATCTCTTGAAACCTTCAGCTTCAGCTCCTTTACCACAAACCGTCTCGCACCATTCCTTCTGCATAGCGTCGATCTTCACTCGCTCTGGCTGAAGAGTAGCCATCCACATATTCCCTTTCATCTCTCTGAACTGATGAAGGTCGTGAGGATTAGTATTCGCGTTGGTAGCTGGATCTGGTTGTGTCAAATATCGTCTGTCGTATGGATAGATCATGTTACTCTCTCCCCAGATCAAGACATCGCCTGTCGAGGTGAGAACTCTCTGCAACCAAGTCGAACCTGATCGCGGCATGCAACTGAGAATGAATATCGGTTCATCAATCATAATACTTCTTCCAAATCTACCATCTTAAAACATGTTAATGCTGAATCTGGTCCAGCGTTCAAAATCTCTGTACCTGGAAACTCATCTTCAAGCTGATCCGCTATCCTTTGAATCCCACCGTGACCTTCGTCGTCTGGAGTTCCTTTCGCAAACTTCTCATAGTCAGAAGGGATTGGAGTATCGACTTCGTTAACATGCCAATTCGCATCTCCGTCTTGACCCATCTTCATATCAAAGCCTAACAGCACTACCTTCTTCGCGCCTAAGATCAGAGCAAGATTGATTGCCCCTGCTCCCGTGCTTCCATTCCATCCTAGCTTCGGTTTTTCATCTCTATTGGTCAAGCCCACTGGATTCCTCTTCATCCATTCGACTGAATCACAATTAGGATTCTGAGAAGCCATTGAAATGAACATATGATGCTCAGAGCGCCGGACTACATCATCTCTGTGATGCTCGAACCAACGATTGTCTCCGAAAAGAATAATTGGTATGAAAGAAAAAGAAGAACGGAGTGGGAAGATAGGGCTGTTGTAGATTGTGTGACCATAGCCTAAACGATAGGCGTCGTTACAGCCGATTATCTTCTTACCATGAAGTGCTTCCCACTCCATTCCCTTCAAGCTTGGGCCCCCTCCAATGATGAACACTGTTTCGCCCTGCCAGCATGCTGGCGGGTAATAGTATTCGTTCACGTGATTGAGACCTTTAGACATCGACTATTCCTCTTCTTCTGTAAAGCCTTCTTTGGCCATTGCAATAGCTTCAGATCGTGAAAGGAAATCATCATTGACTGCGTCTTCGGTTATCTCACCGTCGACCACTTTCATGACATCCCACATTCCCTTCTTCTTCATGACTGCCTTCAATGTGATCTCGCCCTTGGGCTCATCATCATTGTCATCATCATTGTCATCATCATCGTCCACTGGCTTAGCTTTCGTGGTCACCGCATCGTCATCATGGATCCTCACAAACTTTGGACCGAACACTGCGGCTAGGTCACGATCTGCTTCTACTACTGGGAGTTCCGAACCTTCTTTACCAACTGCGGTATAGAACTCGTCACCTACTGAATAGGTTCCTGCGACTAATCTGAATTTCATCTTCTTTGAATTCTTCATCTTAACATCTCCTTGTGATTAAAGGATGGGGCGCTCCTCTGTTTAAGGAGCGCCCCTCCGATGAATTGGTTAGCTAATAACTATGATACCCGAATTACCATCCTGATCAGTACGAAGCTCAGGAACTGTGATTGTCATCACCTTGAACTTGTTGATCATTCCGCCAACATCGTCCCACTGGACGTTTGTTAGAGGCAGGCCGATGTCTGCGCGAACGTTATCCTTAGTCATCTGGACCAGAATAACGGTTGAGGATGCAAGCTTATCTGCAACCTTCATGCCCTGAATACCTTCGATCTTCAGGATGCGTTCACGAATGGTATTGCTACCCTTCGCTGTGCTATAATCGTTATCCATCTTCGTCTCGAAGTTGGTTGGGATGTATAGCATGTATGGACCATACTGACCCGCGTTTATAGCGAGCTGTTTAGCGGCCAAGATATCAGCTATGATATTGGCACCAGTATCAGAAGCCCAATCAGTACCCATGGCGCGAGCCTGAGCTGAAGGGAAGTCTGTGTAACCATAGATGGTGTAACCACCATACGCGAATGAGCTTGTGCCCGTGAAGAGCATGCTCTCCTGCTTCTCAGCAATCTTACGGGTTGACAGCTCGGCCTGAGTCGTATCGAGGCTCTCACCGCGAGTCCTTGATGCCGCAAGCTTCCTGACCGAAATCTGGTAGCTCTTGTGCAGGAGGGGCAAAGGAATTCCGACTACTTCATAATTCACTATGTCGTTGTCAGACTTCGTAACACCGTCCATTGAGAGTTCAGCATCATTGAAATCGCTGACATTCTCTGATTCAAGAATGGTCGTTCCTAGACCGTTTGCGATTGTAAATGTGAGCCCTCTCGAAAGAAGATCCGCATAACCAACCAGCCTGTCTCGTGCTACTGCGATGATTGCATCATCCAGTACCTTCCACTCATCCTTGCGGAGAGTAGCATTCGTGCGAAGAGCATTGACGTTCATGCCAGAGTTCAACAGTCTCTGGGCAG